GTCATTGTCATTACTGAAATCTACGGATGGACAGGAAAAGCAAATGAGGGTGATCGTGCAGACTCTACAGAAATCGTCCGAAGGATAAAAGAAGTTGAAGAAACAATAAAAATCGAGTATGGATTAATTGTTGAACCAGGACCAGCAGATACCAGTATCTATGATGTCAAGGACGGAAAAAGTATTGGCATGTCAATGGCGGCACACCCATTGAATTGTTATTGGGTACGAGCATACAAAGGATCAGGATCGAGAGTTTCAGGTTGGTCTTTAATGAGACAGATGCTTGGATCTGCAATCAGACAAGATGTGGAATCTCCTCATCTCTATTTCTTCAACCAAGCATATCACCATATCAGAACATTACCAATCATGCAGAGAGATGAAAAGAAACCAGAGGATATTAATTGTTTTGTGGCAGGGACACTTGTAAGTTGTCTGAGAGGGGAAGTTCCAATAGAGGAAATTACTACCGATGATTTAGCATTGACTCCTATAGGGTATCGAAAGATATTGAAATGTGATATTTCAGGAAGTTCTAATACATGCAAGGTGAACTTATCAGATGGAAGAATTCTGCAAGGCACACATGATCATAAAGTATTTGTAAATAATAAAGGCTTAGTTCCTTTATGTAATTTAATTGAAGGAGATTCATTGTGGGAAAACTCATCACCTATTTTAAAGGGATCAAATTTACCAATAATGACGGTGGATATTTTGAATGCCATCCACGACACAGTGGAATTTTTGATGGAACTACACTATTGCACAGAGCAAGATGGCAAGCTACTTTTGGAAAAATTCCAAAAGGATATGAAATACACCACAAAAACCATATCAAAACTGACTGTCGAATTTCAAATCTTAAAAAGATTCATGGAGGAGATCACGCAAGATATCACCTCAAAAAAAGACATGAAGTTGGTGGGGATTTGTACAAAATCCTTAAAGCGTGGAGAAAAACTGAAGAGGGTCAACGAATCCTTGGAGAAAATATTATCAAGTGCCGTGAAAATACTCCCATCAGAGAAACTTCGTGCATTTATTGTGGTCTGGTGTTTATTACAAAACATCCTACAAAACGATTCTGTTCCATTAAATGCAGAGATCAAATTTCAGGAAAGATCCAAAAAGAATGTGAAATTTGTGGGGAATTTTTCTGGACAAAACCAAATAGTAAAAAAGAAACTAGAACTTGTGGTTATAAATGTGGATGGGAACTCAGGAGAAGAAATAGTATATAATTTAACAACAGAACAAGCTCATTTATATTATGCTAATGGATGCTTAGTTTCTAATACTGACTTGGAAGATCATGCATGTGACTCACTTCGGTATTTGGTTTCTAGGAAAGCAATGGGAATAAGTTTAGGGAAGGTGGGATCATGATTAAGAAAATCACAAAAAAGAAAACCACAGGAAAAGATATTGTATCAACCACAGGTGTAAATTTTTCCAACAGCACTAACTCTCTGATGAGATTAAATAGGACTGCTGTTTCTACTCGTCACGCAGAATACGGATTGCGTCTTAAAGAATGGACTAGAGTTCGGGATTGTATGAAGGGTGAAGATGTCATCAAATCCAAAAGAGAGACATATCTTCCTCGTCCTGATGGTATGGCTGGTAGATATGCTAAAGCATATGATGCATACATTGAGAGAGCGCATTTCCCTTTAATAGCTCCGTATGCTCTTTCTGGTGCATTAGGTGTAATCATCACTAAACTTCCTGAATTCAATCTTCCTAAAGGTCTGGAGTATATTCTTAAAGAAGCTACAAAAGATGGTAGAACTCTGAAGCAGTTGTTTATGGATGTGATCATTGAAGTATTTCAGACCGGTCGTGTCCCTCTAGCTATTGATGTTATAGCTGACAAGAATGAATTCAGATTTGTTCAGTACAAGGCTGAAGATCTTACAAACTGGAAGTCATCTGTTCGTGATACAGTTAAAAGTGTAGCAATAGCTGTACTGAAAGAAGAGGACAAAGAAGATCCAGCTAACATCTTTTCCAGTTCTGCAAATGAGATTTACAAGATAATGCATCTTGAACGATACAGAGATGAGAACGGAGAAGAGAAGGATATTTTCAAAGTGTCTGTATTTGGAGAAATGGGTATTGATGGATTCACCAGAGAGATTGTTCCTACATACATGGGAAAAGTACTCGATGAAATTCCTCTATTTCTTGCCGGATCAATTAACAACAGTTTCAATATGCAACCAATTCCATTGATTTCTGTTGCTAATTGTTCTGTTCAGATTTACAGAAAGGAAGCTGATCTTGCAAATAGTGAGTTCCTTTCTTGCAATCCCACTCTTGTAGTAACAGGTGCAATCAATGATGCTAATATGCCAAATGTAGTAGGGTCATCTGTTATGATCGTCATTCCTAATGAGATGGCGAGAGTATTCTATACCACTACAGATACAGCAGCATTAACACATGTTAAGGATCATATTGACTCATTGTATGAGGAAGCTATTCGTCATGGTGTTTCTATTCTTGATGCTCGAAAAGGTGTTGAAGCAGCAGAAGCATTAAGGATCAGACAAGCCACACAATCAGCAACATTGTATTCTACATATCTATCTGTATTGACGGCATTAATACAGGGATTAAAAATGATGTGCAAATGGGCAGGTTTGAATCCTGATGAAGTATATCCTGATGCACCATCTTCATTGACCTTTGGTATACCTGATTCTGCTTTGATGAAAGAACTTGTTACAGGATTTGCTGACTCCGGAGTTATTCCTCTTGAAATTGTCCATCGTTATTTGGTTTCTTCTGGTCTACTTGACCAAACTATTAATTATACTGAGTATAAGAAGATGGTAGAAGAAAATATTAAATTAAAATCACAATTGGGACTTGATAAGAAAGAAGAAATTCAAGATACTGAGGATAGTACAGAAGATCAGTCTATTCCATCTGATTCCGATGATAATCAAAAATTAGAGGAGTAAATATGAAGAATAAAATTGCACCAGAAAGAGTAAGAGAATTGTTTGATTATAATTCAAAAGACGGGTGTTTAATCAGAAAGATAGCTACAAGCAATAGCTCAAAAGTGGGATCAACTGTAGGAAGTCTCAGTGGAAATGGACGCTTATATACGTCTGTTGACTCTGTATTATTTCCTGCCCATATTTTGATATTTCTTTGGCATCATGGGTATATATCTGAGTTATTTATAGATCACATTGATAGGAACCCATTAAATAATAAAATTGAAAATTTAAGAGAGGTTTCCTATCAATGCAATGCCAGAAATGCAAAGCCATTGAAGAATAATACATCTGGTGTTAAGGGTGTTACATTTAGGAAGAATGAAAATAAGTGGGTTGCTCAAATAGGAATAAACGGAAAGATGAAAATGATAGGGTCATTTATTAATTTTGTTGATGCCGTCAAAGCAAGATATAATAAGGAAGTAGAGTTAAATTGGAATGGATGCAATTCTACTTCCTGTTCATTCTTGTACCTCAAAGAAAATAATATTCTTGACAAACCCGATCCTTTAGATAATAATGGAAATCAGAATGAGGATGGCGATGAGGATCAGGATCTGAAAAAGTCCCCTGATAAAAAGACATCCAAGAAAACAGCAGCTACTCCGGTTTCGGATAAAGCTGCTGCTTCTGATGCAGTAGATAACTAAGGCTCTGTGAGCCAACTTAAAACTCCTGAGGAGGATGTTAAAATGCCATCGTTTGATTACATTGAAGACCCGGATTTGCGCCAGAAAGCTATTGAAGAGTACAATTCCTCTATTGAGGAAGAGAAGAAAAACTTCAATACCACTCTGCAATCTGAGATTGATAAAGCAACATCTGGTCTGAAAGCAAGCCACTCCAAGTTACTTGATGAGAAGAAGAAACTTCAGGAACGTTTCCAGGGGATAACGAATCCTGAGGAAGCTTTGCAGGCACTGAAGCTCATCAGTGAAAACGAGGAAATGCAAATGCTCCGTGACGGAAAATTTGAAGATGTTATTCAGCGGCGACTATCGTCCAAGCTCACAGAATTTGAAGAGCAGACGAAAGAACTGAATACCAAACTGGAAATGCACGAAATTTCATCCACGAAGTACAAAACCATGTATGCGGATTTGGTTATTGATAACAACATCCGTAGAGCAGCATCAAAAGCAGGGGTGCTACCTGCTGCAATGGAAGATGTCCTGAATAAAGGTCGGAATCTATTCTCAGTAGCAGAGGATGAAAAATCTGTAGAGTCCAGAGATCACAATGGCAAACTTCGGAAGACTGAAGATGAAAAAGTTCTTACTCCTGAGAACTGGATCGAAAATCTGAAGAAGACATCACCTCATTACTGGCCCGCTTCTCAATCTGCCGGATTTATTCCCGGTGGTGGCGGAGGCAGTGCCGATGATCTTGAAGTAAGGATTCAAGCAGCAGCAACAGCAAAGAACACTAAGTTGTTCCGTGAGTTGCGTGAGCAACAGAAAAAAATGCGATTAACAGCATAATGTGAATTTTTCTGTTGACAGTATTTTGTTTGAATCGTAGTATGCAATTTTAATATCCAGTCTGTGGCTGGATAAAGTTTGTGGTCAGGGTTGGCCTTGGGGGTCAGGAACTTGCGAAAGCATTTCTTGATCCCCTTTTTTATTGTCTTTAAAACAATTTGTCGGAGGAAGTAAAGATGTCAAATATTTGGAATCATCCGAATGTCATCGCAGAGGAAGCATTGTCTCATCTTGAGAACTCGTTGATTATCGGTAGCCTGTGCGCTCGGGATGTCACGAATGAGTTTACCAATCGTTCCAATGGCTGGAAAGTTGGTGACACTGTTCCTTTCCGTACTCACGGTGAGTATACAGCAACTGAGTTTACCGGTACTATTGCTCCTCAGGCAATTCAGACCAGCACTCGCTCGCTGACCATTGAGAAATTCTTCGATATCTCCGTTGAGATCACTGCTCGCGAGGAGTCGATGGATTTGGATACCCTGTCCGATCAGGTCATTAAACCGGCAATGTATTCGCTTGGTGAGTCTTGTGATCTGTATCTTGGTACGAAATTGCTTCAGGCTCAAGGTCTGTATGCTTCCAGTGCATTGTTTGAATCTGCTGCTGATATCGCTCTTGCTCGTAAGGCTGCAATCCTTCAGCAACTCTCCATGAATCGTTTCTGTCTTGTTGACCTTGATCTGGAAGCTGGTATTCTTGGTCAAACTTGGTTCAATCAGGCACAGACTCGCGGTGCAGATGCGGAAACTACTTTGCGGAATGCTCAGATGGGTCATACTATGGGCATGGATTTTAGTTCGTCCATTTCTTTTCCAACTAATGGTACTGCTCATGCGTGTGGTGCAGGTACTTGTTTGGTCAACAACGGTGCAGGTGGAAACACCAACAATCGTATTGGTGATACCACTCTCACCATTGATGGCGGTTCTGCTGGTCTGTTTAATGCTGGTGATCGTCTGAAAGTTGCTGGTTGTAAACGTCCTTTGGTCGTCAAAACTACCACTCTCGCTCTGAACACCCCTGTATTGACTGTTGCTCTTGACCATCCGATCACTGAGATTGTTGCAGACAATGCAGCAGTTTCCGTAGTTGGTTCTGGTCAGAATCTCACCTATCATGGTGCGATTATGGATGACAAATCCCTTGCAGTTGCATTCCCTCCCCTGGATCTTCCTGGTGATAAGGTTTGTGCAATTGCTTCCAATAATGGTATCTCTGTTCGTATCGTTAAAGGATATGACATGACTTACAAGAAAAACACTCTGTCTATGGATTTCTTGGTCGGTGCTTTCATGCTTGATACTCGTCGGGTCACTCTTCTCGCTGACTATTAATCGTAAGCAATTGTTATAAGGAGACGTTATGTATTTGTATAAAGACGGAATGGTCTGCTATGCAGACAAAGAGCAGGTTGAATACTTTCTTGCTGATGGTTGGAGCAAGTCCAAAGATGAAGTCATTGAGGACGATGTTGTTTCTGAAGATGAAGTCATTGAGGACGATGTTGTTTCTGAAGATGACACTCCTGCTCCTGTAGGTCGAAAGATCAGCCGCAAAAAAGGATAAGAAATGGCTATTGATTATTCGGTAGGGACTACCACAGCAAATTCCTATGTGAGTGTACAGGAAGCAGATGCGTATTTTCTGCAACGTGCAAACTCTGCAAAATGGGAACCTGTGGAAGATAAAGAGGCAGCATTGATCACTGCTTCTCGTCTACTTGATTGGCAACTGAAATTCGACGGTGAAAAGGTGTCTGCTACCCAAAGTATGCAGTTCCCTAGAACCGAAGTATGGATGTCTGATGGTCTTGAGTATCCTAGCGACATAATCCCTTCCGAGATTAAATACGCTGTGTTTGAATTAGCCTATCTATCAATAGGGGTAGATAGGACAGCGGACAATGCTCTTGCTGGGATTGATCAGGTCAAAGCTGGTCCTTTGTTCATAAAATCCACCCCTGCTGGATATGGAAGTACAAAGTCAGAGATTATTCCTCAGTTCATTAAGACGATGATCTCTGACTTTATCGTATCCACTTCAATAGGTGTTGTTCGTTTAATGAGGGCATAATGAGTCTCAAAGATGTCCTAACAAGTGCAGTAGATACCACATTTACTGTTTTTGCCGACATGGTTAAACCAGGAAAGTATACGGTCAATCAAGAAGGAAATGGATTTGATGACGATGTTACCCCTGTGTCTTATGAGATGGGGGTTATTGTCAACGGATTGTCACAAAGCGATCTGAAAAATTCCAAATTCTTCGGGCAGATTCAGCCAGAAGACACAGTGGTAATGATAAAAGGAAAGGATATAACTGATAATGAAATAAGGGTCAGGAATTCTGATTCCTTTGAAATTGAATTTACGTCCTACACATCAACATTCAACGTAATTGGTCATGATACTGATCCGGCAGAAGCTCTGTTCTTACTACTGTTGAGAGAGAAATAAATTATGACTACGATGACACTTCAAGAATTCATTGCTTATCTCCCACAGATGAAAAAAAGAGTACTAAGCAATGTACGATCAACGATGTATGTTGAATCGAATAAAATTCTTGAAGACATTATAAATCGCTCCCCTCTTGATGAGGGTCCGTTTCGTGAAGGATGGAGATTGTTGAATTCCAGAAATGGTAATGCAATTTCCAGTATAAGAATTAAGAATGATGTTCCTTACGGGCCATTTCTTGATGAAGGTGCTGAACATGGTGGTGTTCCATGGTATTGGCCCAATGCTAAAAACAAAGGACCTATCAGCAAGTCAGGAAAGCTTAAATTCGTAAACGGAAGAGTTTGGGCAGGTGGTCTTAGTCCTCAAGGGTTCGTCGTTAAAGGAATTGTTGATGTTATTATTTTCAACAATTCAAAACGTCAACGTGTATTGGCGCAAAGTGTAGCTCAAGCGATAATCGAGGCTGTATGAAAAGGAGAGTAGATGCTTGTCAGGTAATTTTTGATAGGATTAAAGTCAATAAGGATGATATAGGCTTAAAGACTTTCAGAAGGACACCAACAGATCGTGCAAAAATCGAAGATATGCCTATTTGCTTTATGCTTTATGGCACTGACGAGATCATTAAGCGATCCTCAAGAACTTCTTCCAGATCAGTAGGAAACACCAGATCAGTAGAGATTATCCTTGAATTGATAGCTCATAAATCTGATGATGTTCAACAAATATTTGAAAAGGTACGAGATGCTGTCTTAGTGGATCCATATCCTCTGAAGGATGTTAATGGTAAGATTGATCAGACAACATTCATGATAGAAGACCGTACAGAAGGACCAGTTGGCTATGGATTGCCTGATGTTGAGGCAATGATTTTTGTAATAAATCTTGTGTATCTTGACGAATAGGAGGATACAATATGGCGGCTTCATCTCCAGAAAACTATGTCTTGGGTAAAGGCATTGTTTACTTCAATCAAAAAAATCTCACTACCGGACTGTATCTTGGTGAGCGTGATCTTGGCAATGCCCCTTCGTTTTCCTTCAATGCAGCATTGGAGAAAATCGAGCATTACAGTTCTCGCGGTGGCTTGAAAGCAAAAGATAAGTCCATTATCTCTCAGATCACACCTGCATGTGCATTCACCTTGGATGAGATCACAGCAGAAAATATGTCAATGCTTACTCTTGGTACTATTGAGTCTGTTACTCAGTCTTCCGGTTCTGTTACAGATGAGACAGGAAACGCGTATAAAGGTCGATTCTTTGCTCTTGCCAATCGCGGAGTGTCCGCATTGACTGTTAGTTCTTTGGGGACTGGTGGTACTGTGTATGTAGCAGATACTGACTATATCCTGAGTGCTGCTGATGCTGAGATCGGTCGTATTTACATTCCAGAAACAAGCACCATTCCTGATGCTGGTGCAATCTTTTGTGATTACACCAAGGGTGCAGTTACGTACAAGAAGATCAAGGCATTTGCCAATACTCAGATTGAAGGCTTCCTTCGGTTTGTTTCTGACAACCCTGCTGGTACTCAACAGGAATTGCAGATTTGGCGTGTATCTCTCACCCCAACTGGTGATACTGCAATGATCGGTGATGGTTGGTCTACCATCAGCTTTACCGGTGAGATCCTGAAGGATGAAACTGGTCATCCTACTTCTCCGTATTTTGACATTATTATGGATTAAGAAGTACGATGATTGCGTAGTTTGGTTGTATATGGGGTAGGATATAGTGTCCTGCCCCATTTTTAAAGTTCAAAGAAGGATAGACAAAATGAAAGAGCGTACTCGCCTCAATATCGACCTGGATGAATTGCTTCCGGGCGATCAGTTTCAAATCGGAAAAGAATCAGTTCTGATTCGTCCCCTCTCCCTTGTTCAGTACAAACTCATTGTTGGTCAGGTCAAAGCTCTTTGGAAATACCTCAAAGACAATAACATCACTGAGGAAAATTTCAAAGAACCTGAGAATGTGATCTTCATTGCAGAATCCATCATCGACAAATTTCCAGATCTTCTCTCTGAAGTATCCAATATCCATCAAGACGATCTTCAACAACTTCCGGTTGAAGTCATCGTTGCCTTGATTGATAAATGTCTTGAAGTCAACATGAAGGCGAAAGATTCGCTCCTGGGAAACTTCAAGAGCTTGATCGGCAAACTAAACGTGTCCGGCCTCCTTCAGTTCGAGCAGAAGGAAAAGGAAACGATTCCGACAGAGAACAAGGAATAACCGAAATCATTCAGAAGTTGATTGATAACGGTCATAACTGGTCAAGCATACAACAATACAGTTTGTCTGAAATCGGCGCATTTTTAAAAGTTATCGTTAAAAAAGAAGCAATCACAAAGGCAGAATCTCTGTCTAGTCTTTGGATGGCTAATAATATCAGTCAGAAAGCACTGAATGATATTTTGAGGGAAATAGCACCAGACATGCAGCCCCCTCCTAATGATCCGGATGTAATTAGAAAAAATTGGCTTGGATTAGCAGCTTTAAAAGGACTACGATAATGGCTACAGATGCAAAGAAGACGGTAACGATTGATATTCAGGCAATTGGAAATATCGGGGAATCTA